CCGATCGGTTGGAGGGGCCTCCCCATGTGTGCCTACAGCTCGTCCCGGCCTTCCGGGTGCGGGTCGGACGGCCCCGCCGTGGCAGGCTCCAACAGCTCCGCGATAGTCACACGCTGATCGTCCACCAGGTCCATCTCACGCTCAGCCAGCAGGCCAGCCGGGGTGAACACACGGAGGCGGTACCGCCCAGGGTGCAGGGCGACAGAGATCGGCGCGCGAACACCCGCCGCGAGATTACCCGCGACGAGCACATTCCCGTCCGCCAGCTTGCCGGGATCAGGGATGGGCTTCGCATTGATCGTCATGGGGACGATACGCCCGGTGGGGGTCTGCACGGACCCCTCGATGAAAGCAGTCATGACGACGCTCCTATGGTCGAGAGCGTATCCCGGAGCGCCTCGTGCTCCGCCCACGCCGTCTCCTGAATGTTGTCGATGCGAGCGCCCAGGTCGCGCATATCGCGGTCCTGTCGCTCAGTGATGCTGGTGAGCACCTGACCGTGGCTGGCGAGTACCTGGCCGTGTGCGTCCAGCGTCGAGCGGAGGCCTTCTTGGTTCTGCTCGATGCGGCGCACCGCGTCCTTGATGCTGCCCCCATGATTCGGGGTCACCTCGTGATGGACTTCGGACAGCGAGGCCTCCAGCGCGTCCAACCGCTGGTCGATCTTCCCCGCGATAGCTTCGAGGGCGGAGGACGTTTCGGCCTGCTCGCGCTCCGCGCGGGCCTTGCCGACCTGCTCCCGGACCAGGAGCGCCTCCGCCTTAGCCTTCTCCCGTCCCCACTTCATGCCAGCAAGGACGGACACAGCCGTCACCAGGCCTCCGAAGGCAACTCCGGAGGCACTGATGACGGCCACGACCTCGCCCGGACTCACTGGAGCGAGTCCTCCCCGTCGCGCTCACCGTAGATCGGGGCCTCGTAGACCCCACCCGTGTGAGACGCGGCGATCACGAGAGCGATCAGACCCAGCGCCTTATCGGCCACGTCGAGCCAGTGCGTGGACTGCTCGGGCGTGACGTACCCGTAGGCCATGCCCAGCGCCAGGAGCGCCGCGACAATGCCATACAGGGCCTTGCGGCGGGGCGGCGTGAGGGCCGCCCAGCGGGTGCGATCAGTCGTGAGAGCGTGCTTCGGTGCGCTCATGATTACCATCCTCCATTCAGCAGCTCACGCTGCATTGCTTCGACCGTCGGAGACGGCGCGTCCAGGCACCCGTCGCCTTCCAGTCCGTACCGTGCGGCGAGTGCGTTCGCCGTGTCCGGCCCCATGAGGCCGTCAGCCTCGACACCGAGGGCCGTCTGCATGGCCTCGATGAGGAGGGAGCCTTCCGCGACCTCGGTGGGCACAAACTCCCAGCCGGTCGTGCAGCCGAGCAGGCTGTCGCGGTTCACCGCCGCCTGGGACGACACCACGCCGTCCACCGTCGTGCCGAGGACACCCTGGAGGAGGCGGGTTGTCGCGTCGCCCCAGTAGCCGTCGACGGCGGGCTGGTGGGCTGCGG